TTTGTCATTGGTTTCTTCATCTTGTATCCTGGCATTGTTTCTCCTTTTTTAAGTTACAATATTTATCAAAACAAGAACCATCTTTACCATCATGGCAAAAATACTTCTTGGTATGAGTTATAATCCATCCACCCATGGTATTCAACAACTCTTTTCTACACCATGTGCAATATCCACAAATAAAATCTTGATATTTACTTTTGTTCCAAGTCTTTTTTTTTAGCATTTTTTTTCTTACAGCTACAAAACTTAAAGGTTAAAACATCATCTACCTTTTTATTTAAGCTGTCAATGTAATCAAAAAGTTTCTGAAATAATTTATCTAACATCTCCATCTTCGCCTCGCTTGTCTTAATCTTGAGTTAGGATCTTTAGCAGCTTTAGGAAATCTTTTCATCTGACCTGCTGATCTTGCACAATAAGATTTACGTCTAGCTTTTTCTCTTGCTGTCAATCCACTCTTCTTTGTTACAGCAGTTTTAAGTTTAGATCCAGGATTTTCTTTTCGGTATCTTGCAACACCTGCCTTAGTCATTCCTGCACCAGACTTTGTGGACCTAAAATACTTTTTAGTTTTTGGTGGTTGTTTATCTCTTCTTCTCATTATTCCAATATAAGTTTCTTTATTGATTTACTTCCATCAATGTTATCTTCTAATTCTGCTTTAGATTTTATACACTGATACTCAACATTATCATCTATACTTCTTGATGCAACCCTCTTACCTTTTAAACATTCACTCATAGATGATTGTATTCTATGTTCTTTTATTTCATTATTAACAATCATAAGTAATGCAACAACTACTTCAACCATGACCATTACCATTTGCTCTTACTTTATCTTTTAGTTCTTCAATATCTTTTAATGCTTTTTCTAGTTGGTTTTTTAAAAATTCTATATTAACTTTGTTAGTCATATTCTGCTCTTGATTTTCTGTAAGTTTTTCTACGTCAGCAAAAACTGATTCCAATAACATAAACTGTTCTTGATCAGTTG